ACCTGGAACGACACCCAAGAGGCCCAGCTGGTAGACACAACAGGGTATCTAATAACAGGAAATTGGGAGCCAACAAATTTAGGCCAGAGCATTGAGCTACTTTTCGACGGGACAGACTGGATAGAACTTTCCAGAAACGACCCAACTTAGGAGAATCTTATGGGCCACGGAGCATACGTAGTACATGACGCAACGGTTTCTTCATTCGCTACATCAAGTGATAGCGAGGTTGATTTGGGTAGGGTCTGGCAGTCTGTGTATTTGGAAATCCCAACGATGACCTCACAGACGCAACTTCATATCCAAGGCGCTGCAAGCTCAGGCGGAGATTTTAGGCGCGTTTATCACCCGTCTTTGAATAGCTCTACCGTTGGGGTAAACCCGTTTGCTATCACATCAAGCGTAACCAACTCAATGGTGCCGATTCCTTCAGGCTTTAGATATATCAAGGTTGAAACGACAGCCGTTGTAAGCAACACGGTTGGGTTTAACATCATCTGCGGAGATTTAGGAAACTAATGGGAAGAGGTTGGTCAGATCAGAAGTCTACCCGGGGTTGGAGCAGCAGAAACCCCCCGGGCGGCGCTGCAGGGATTAGCCTTATCACAGACGTAAACTCATACGTGTTTAACGGCACAGATGAGTACATCGATTTTGGCAATCTTTCAGCGCTCAACTTTGATTATGACGACGCCCATTCAATCAACCTTTTCCTAAAGTGGGGAGCGTCCGGAAGCTTTGGAACCATTGCCTCTAAACGAGATAACAGCTCTCCCTTCCGTGGGTGGGCGATGCAACAACACAGCACAAACGAAGAAATTCAATATTATGTCGGGCACACGTTTTCCACAGACGCCACAGCGGTCTACTCAACCGACATGAGCCTATCAGAAGGCACATGGTACATGATCACAATGACGTTCGACGGGGTCAATGCCGCCGGAATGAAGCTGTATAAAAACGGCTCTGTAGCGTCTCTCACAACACGGTTTGATAACGCGTCTACCTCAATTACAAACACCTATGACGTTACGTTTGGGTCAAACCAAGGGTCTTTCTTAGCCGCAGGCAGCATGACGTTTATTTCAATTTTCGACAAGGAACTAAGCACGGCTGAAATTGCAGAGCTAAAAAGTGGAACCATTGCGCCCGTTGACCCAAGAGATACCAGCGTTGCTAGTAATCTGTTGTTCTTTGCTCCCTTTGGCGAGGGTGACGATACGCTAGACTCTGCAAACGGAGTCAACGATCTAGAGGGATCTGCAACGGGTAGCGCAACAAACATGACTGACGCAGCCAACGAAGCAGCGGACGTGCCCACATGAGAACTTACGTAATCATTTCAAGCTGGCAATCGGTAACGGCCCACGAGTTTGACATATTAAAAAGCCAGGGCGTTGAGCAAACCAGCATGGACACAGCCAGGAAATCAAAAGACTCTACACAGGCTATCTTAAAATGGAGCGGTGACAGGCCTGCAGGGATTGCAACAATGACGGTTGCGTTTGAGGGAAGCCACGCACAGCTTTTAGAGTATTTGGAACAAAACAAGTCGGACTGGGGAGACCCAGAAAATTAGGAGAATAATATGCGAAAAATGGCACGAGTCTGGAATCTAGATACAAGAATCTACAAGGAAAACTTCCGAGACCAGGAGATTGTGATAGAGCCTGAGAGCTTTATCATCATGGACCCCTCAGACGCACAGTCCTTCTTGAAGGCCTATACACCTGTGATTAAGAACGCCAGAGAAGAGCACTTGCAGCCGAAGAAGCTCAAAATGGAGCTATTCAACGACAGAGGCGGAATCACCAAGAAAGTCACACCGAAGCATGTTTGCCCGGTAGATGCCAAAGAATTTGCGACACAAAAACTTTACGATGACCATGTGAAGGAATACCACATGGAACAAATAGTAGATAAAGAATCCAAAGAGCAATTCGAAGAAGAACTCGAAGAAGCGCTCTAAACATAAGGGGGGATCATGACCCCTTCTGAAATTGAAACAACCGCCCGCAGACGTCTTAACGCTGTCAACGACACGTTCTGGTCTAGTGAGGAGATAATTCGCTATATATGGGCGTGTGAGTGTGAGCTAGCCTCAAGAGCACTCATCATCCGAAAGGTTGATTCCTCTACTACAACAGTAGCAAGCACAGAAGACTACACGCTCCCAAGTGGCATCATTCGGCTAAAACGAGTCACTTATGATAGCGAAAAACTTAAACCCATTGATGAGGCAACAAACGACTCGATAAGCATCAATAACCCATCGTCTTCGGTAACGGGCAAACCCCAATTTTATAGACAATGGGGCACTACGATTTCTCTAGAGCCTATCCCATCGGAAGCCAAAACACTCAAGCTCTGGTACTACGGCTTGCCCGATGTCACAACCTCCACAAGCACGCTTGATACGCCTGCCGAGTATCATATTCATATCGCTAATTACGGCGTGCCGATGCTTATGGCATCTAAGGAAATCGGTGACACGAGAAGCCGTGGGCTAGCTGATATGTGGGAGCAAAAGGTTATAGAAATCATCGGGCAAGAAAAGAAGCGCCGTCGTGGCGATAGGTTTGCAAGAGTGAAACGAGAAGAGGACTTAGAAGTTACAAACTTAGGACCTGTATAAATGTCGAGTCGATTTAGAGTCAAATATTCTGTAGAGGCGTTTGATGGGGGTTTGAACAACAAGTTTGAACCTACTGTCATCGAGGATACAGAATCGCCAGACGCCCTCAACGTCATTTATGATGACTTAGGCTCTGTTACCACACGACAGGGGCAAACGCTTTTCAACACAACAGCGCTCGGCTCTTTTTCAGGTGATGGACTCTATACAGCTAGATTCGATGACGGGTCTGAAAAAATGGTCGCGTGGTGGAATGGAACCATGCACGAGCTGGGTGGCACATCTACTTTTACAACGGTAGCAAGCTCCGAGAGCGTTTTCACAGCAGGCACCAGAGTTGATATGAAGATGTATCAAGACCTGGCCTTCTTTGGAAACGGGGCAACTCCTTATAAGTGGAACGGGACTGAATTCACACGTCACGGCATCCCTGCACCTAATTCAATTGGCACAGGCTCAACGCTTGGCACAGCAGGCAGCCCTAATGGGGATTATCAGTACAAGTTTAGTTATGTGAATTCCTACGTTGTCGAGGGAGATGTCTCAACCTTCACAGGGACTATCACAGCTTCAAATGAGATCATCACACTGACTTCAATCCCAGTAGCGCCTGCTAGCTTTGGAGTGAATTCTAGGAAGGTCTACAGAACCGTTGATGATGGAACAACGTGGAAGCTCCTAACAACGATTGAGGATAACACCACAACAAGCTATAGCGATGACACAGCAGACGGCTCTCTTGGTGCAGAGGCTCCGACAGACCAGGGTGAGCCGCCCGATTGGAAATACGCTGCGGTTCATGGCGAAAGGCTTTGGTTCATAAGAGAGAGCGATCCGGGTTTCATCCACTACACAGAGCTAGGTAACCCCTTCGTAGTTAAGGCAACGAACTTTGAGAAGATAGGCGACGGCGACGGGGAGCAAGCAATAGGCCTCAATGTGCATGCTGATTCTGTCATCGTTTATAAGACGGGAAGCGTTTGGGCAATCTATACAGGCGGAAGCTCCACAGTCTCAGATTGGGCTGCGGTTAGAACTAAGTCCAAATACGGGGCTGCGTCACATTACTGCGTAGGCGATTACTCAAATCTACAAATGTTTCTAGGTAGACGATTCAACGTGCTCTCAGGCTTCTATGCTCTAGGTGGCCTTGCCACGGTAGGCGACAGGATTGACCTAACTGTGACGGGCATCTTTGCAGACTCGCAGTCAGACAGAATTGAACCCGATGTTTTTCTATTCAATGAAGCTGCGATGAATCTAGCTTGTGGGATTGAGTATAAGAATAAGCTTTGGTTTTCGGTGCCTTATGGCGTGTCTCAGACGACTAACAACCGGGTTTATCAATTCGACTTTCAGCGCCGAGATAAAGATAACACCAGGGGGAGTTGGATCCCATTTGATGGGATTACTGCGGCAGACTTTACCGTGTATGACGGCAAGCTGTACTACCAGGATGTGACGGCAACTGGGCATGTGTTTCAGCTTGAGGACGGCACCTATACAGATAATGGGGCGGCAATCAACTCATACATGTGGACCAAAGAGTTTCGAGGCCTTTCAAAGCACTCGGACCTAACGAAAGACTTCAGGTTCGCAAAGGTTTCTGTAGGGCTTTTAGGTGCATGGTTTATGGGCTTCACATACAGAACAAACGCCGATACAGGAAGCGGCAATGCGACTA